CTATAATGTTTTGACTTCTTATAACAATGATGATTTTAATGTTTCAGATGAATTTTTAGCTTGTGGTCACCCTATTCGCCTTCTTTGTGATTCATCCACAGACCCCGGCTTTGTAGATATTGACGGCTACCGATATAATACAGTAAAAATTGGAACACAAGTTTGGTTGGCAGAAAACCTGAAAGCACAGCATTATGCAGATGGATCACCAATACCAGAAGTAACAGGGAACTCAGCATGGGCATCATTAACCACACCTGGATTATGTGCATACAATAATGATTGGACAAACGTTTAAATAGTCTGAACTATGATTAAGCTAATTACGCTGATTAATCTGATTTTTTTTAACAACAATATTTAATTAATCTATGAAAGTTTCACTTTTTACCCCGACCCATGACAGCAAGTATTTACCCGAATTGTATGAATCGATTAAAGACCAGGATTTTTTTGAATGGGTGATTGTGTACAATAATGGGGCAAAAGTGTTAGACTTCGATGACAAAAGAGTTAAGAACTATGTGATTGAGACGGCTCCGGAATGGGTTGGACCGTTAAAAGCGCTGGCTTGCAAGCAATGTACCGGTGATGTTTTACTGGAGATGGATCATGATGACTGGTTACACCCGGATGCCATTGAGGAAGTGAAGAAAGCGTTTGAAGATCCGGAGGTGGGATTTGCATACAGCAATACGATACATGACAAAGGCGATCATTTTCCGGAGGTTTATGGCTGGAGGTACAGGGAATATGACGAGCTGTGGGAGGAGCATATTTCGTTTGCGCCAACACCTGATTCGATTTCGAAAATATGGTATGCGCCCAATCATTTACGTGCATTCCGGAGGACGATTTATGAGGCTATTGGTGGTTTTAACATTGAAATGCGGATATTGGATGACCTGGATCTGATGTGCCGGTTGTATGCTGTTACCCAATTCAGGCATATTGACCGGGGATTATATTTTTACCGGAACCACGCCGGTCAAACCTACCGGAGGTATCATACGGAGATTCAGCAAAATGTACATAGGATACATGATCAGTATATTGAAACGCTGGTTGAACGTTGGGCGGATCTGAACGGATTGCGCCAGGTTGAATTGGGTGGCCGGATGGCGTCAAAGCCGGGATATGAGACGGTTGATTTAAAGGATGCTGATTTTTGTTGCGATCTGAACGGACGGTGGCCATTTGATGACAGTTCGGTAGGGATAATCAGGGCGATGGATGTATTTGAACATTTAAGAGATTCAATACATACCATGCAGGAAGTTTCGAGGGTATTGGCTCCGGGCGGTTACCTTATTTGCCAGGTTCCTTCGACTGATGGCCGGGGTGCGTTCCAGGACCCGACGCATGTCTCATATTGGAATGAGAATTCGTTTTTATATTACACCAACGAGTATTGGGCCAAATATATTGATACACCTGTACGTTTCCAGGCATCGAGGTTGTACACCACCGAAAAAAACTTACAACAAGTTTGCTGGGTCAAGGCCCATCTGATTAATTTGAAAGAAGGGTATAGGCCGGCGGGATTGGTGGAAATGTAAACAGCCCAACAGCCCCCTCTAAATCTCCCCCGTGGGGGGAGGCTTAAAAAAAGAAGCCCCACCCAAACCCTCCGCACAAGGGAGGGCTTAAAGAAAGAGAGCGGCGGAGGTCGCTTTTTTTTTGTCCTTTCGTTAAGTAGCATTTCACACCATATTTGAAATCAAAACGTCATGAACACTTTACTCTCTTTAGATTCGATGGCTGATTGGGTTTGGAAAACACTCTGCGGAACGATCAGTGCTATCATTGGTTATTTTCTTCCGATTAAGGATCTGGTTCACCTGGTAATACTATTTTTTATTCTGGACATGCTTTTTGGATATTGGGCAGCCAGACGATTGAGAGGCGAAAGATTTTCAACAAAAATTGTTTGGTGCACAACATTTCCAAGGATGTTAATTTCCATCGTTTTAATTATTATGGCGTATCTGTGGGATACTACCTGCAAACAGCAATGGTTACCCACTTACAATCTAATCGGATGGTTTATTTCGGGAGTACTTATATTCTCGATTGCAAAAAACGGCTTTAAAATTACACAATGGCAAGGGTTTTATAATCTGGAAGGACTTTTTAAGAAAAAGATTAAAGATGAATTAGGTACGGATTAATAAGACTGGAATAAAAATAAGGGAAGTAAGGAGGTTAAGGTCAGTAAGGAAAATAACCAATATCGAATATTGAATATCCAATAAAGAATCAAAAAAAATGAAAAAACTTTACTTATTGCTTTTGTTTCCGCTGCTGATGGCAGCAACGCCGACGGTTGTTAAAAAGGCAGATCAAGGGGAGTATACGAAGTACCTGGCTTATTGTAATAAGTTGGTTGCAGATACAGTTGAGCAGCTGGGTCGAATAACTTACAAGTTTGTGGTGTATCCGAAAGCTGATATCAGGTTGGGAAACGGGAAGGTGCTGAAGGCCGGGGAACCTGATTATTTTTTCGGGAATACGCCGGATACGGTGTGGTTCGCGGTGGTTTGCCGTGATTATAAGGCGGGATCGATATCGACGTCGCCAAAGCCCAGGAGTTATTATTACGAACCAAAACAACTATGCATACACCGAAATAAGGTTTGCAGGATCAGGCAGCGACGGGCGACGGTGAAGGATTTTTACGAGTGGTGGATGAAGAAATAGAGCCCCCTCCAAACCTACAGCCTCCCCTAAATCCCCTCCAAAGGGAGGGGACTTGAAGAACGAAGAAATTAGATTTATGATATGAAAAGAAACAATTTTGAAATAACGAATTGCAAAAAGCCCCTCCCTGTGGAGGGGTTGGGGAGGCTTTGATGGCATACGTTGGATTAGAGAAGGGTAAAGAAGTGATATTTCATTGGGATGATGGGCTGAATCGATTTGTTTTCATTCCGTTGGATGAAGGGGATATAAAAAAGCTGATCGGGCGGAGTCTATCGTCCCGGGACATGCCTGTTGATTTGTCCTTTCGTCAACGGGCGCACAAAGGTAGTTTTATTAAAAATATATCGGGACCGGAAGAGATGGAGGAGGGTGATTGTCCCGATTATTTTTTATTAGGAATGTGAAGTTAAATTTATCACTCATATTATGAAAATGGGGACACAAACTCATAATCTAAAGGAATACAAGAGCCACACTACTTTTGAGGGCATCAAGTTTACACTGCCCGAAGGTGATTTGTATAATCTTCAGTATGCAGCAGCCATCATGCAGGTGAGGAAATCGTCAGGCACACCGGTGATGCAGCAATTCAGGCCAGGGGATGGGACTATGGTTATAAATGTTGAGCAACGTACAATCACTATTCCTCCGCAGATAATCAAATTAGCAGCAGGGACATATATGTGGGATCTGCGGATCAGGTTTCAGGACCAGCGCGAAAAAATTTACGTTGAAGGGAAATGGGTAATACAAAGCTATATTTCGGCGCTGTAATGGACAAGCCTCCCCCAAACCCCCTCCAAAAGAGGGGGCTTAAAGAACGAAGAAACGAGATGATTGCTATGAGAAGATATATTGATAAAACAACAGATCGCAAAGGAACCCCCCAACGGGGGGCAGGGGGGCTGTTATAATGGAAATTTTCCAAATCATAGTAAACGAGACCATTGAGCAGGTAAATTTAACTGTTGAAGAGCCTATTGAAGAGGTAAACATCACAGTGAGTAATGCGGTGGCCGGAATATCTGCTTACCTGGATGCTGTTTTGTCGGGCATTTTTACGGGTACCAAGGAAGAGTGGTTTGCCTCGATAAAGGGAAATCCGTTTGTGTTTGAGGATTTCACTCCTGAACAACTTCAGATGCTTAAAGGGCTTTACTGGGAGGATATGACTGACGCACAGAAGGCTGAACTGAAGGGCGACCCGCTGCGGTGGCAGGATTTGACCGAAGAGCAGATTGCATTTTTAAAAGGTGAAGATGGAAAATCGAACTATGAAATTGCAGTTGACAATGGATTCCCAGGATCGGAGGAGGATTGGATAAATTTCGTGTATGGTCCACGGTTTGAATTCAGGGTAATGCAGGGGATGATTCAATGGCATTTTTTAAATGATGAAGAATGGTATAATCTTTATTCAGTGCCAACGATTACCACTGGCGAAAAACACTCAGGAGTGGATGCCGGTAATCTGGGTGACCGCTCGTATACAATCGACGCTGAATATCTCTGCGTGCTGACCGGAGATGAAACGAGCGCAGTGTGGCGGATGAAATTATTAGAAGAAGCTTAAATAATGTCATACAAAATGGAACGAATTAAACTGACTGACAACTTATTTCTTGACGAGTATATTCCGAAGGATTTATATCTAAAATATTCGTCGGTACCTCATATTTTAATCGGGTTGCTCGATGCACGGTTGATTGAGGCTGATCAAAAACTAAGGGATGTGTTTGGGAGCGTGACGATCAACAGCTGGTGGAACGGCGGGGACCGAAACTGGTCGGGATTGAGGACGCCGGATAGCAGCTTTTACTCGCCAACTTCACAGCATTCGTTTGGGCGGGCTTCGGATAAGCTTTTCGCGGTACCGGCTGAAGAAGTGAGGCAATATATCCAGGAGCATTGGCAGGAGCTGGGGATCACTTGTATTGAGGATAGAGTAAGCTGGGTGCACAGCGATGTGAGGTACTGGACGGGCGGGGAACTGTTGAGAGTGAAAGGATAGCCCCACCCAAACCCTCCAGCCCCCTCTAAATCTCCCCCACAAGGGGAGACTTAAAGCCCCAAACAAACCCTCCCCACAAGGGAGGGCTTAAAAAAAAGGAGTCTGAACTATGATTAAGCTGATTTGAGGATTGTACTGATTAAAAAATTAAAATGATGAAAGGGAAGACAGGTTTTTTGGAGGAGGTACAGAAGGATGGAAGTGTTTCCAGATCGTTTATGCGGTTGCTTGAGGCGCTGTTTTTTGTGCTTTTGATCATTTATATGTTTTTCTCGAATGAGTCGTATGAATCGCATTTTGCCCAGTATGTTCAGTTGCTTAGGGATAAGAGCATCAGCGAACAGTCGTTTAATATGCTGATGACCCAGCTTAAACGAATCGACTGGGATATATTCACGATCCTGGTGGTGGCCACGGTGGTACCAAAAGCAATCCAGAAGTTTGCAGAGATGCGAACAGGAGTGAAGGATACGAGCGAAACATCAACAATAACTGCTTCATCATCACAAACAATATCAAACCCATGAAAATAGTAATCACCAGAAACGGACTTTTCAAACAGAAGTGGAGTTTCAAGATTGTTTCTAAAAACGGTAAAACACTGGCACATTCGGAGAAGTATAATAACCGGGTTGATATGGTAAGCGCTATTGACCTGATCCAACAGGGCGCTGCTGGCTGCGAAATTGAGAACAAATATTTAAACTGAGAGTATGAAAGCAATTGTTTTAAAGTATTGGTGGGTGGCGCTAGTAGTACTGGCTGTCTGCGTGTTTGGCGTTCAGCGATGTTCGAATAACAAACTCAAGGACGAACTACAACTGAAGAGTGTGCAACTAAGTGCGATGAATGATTCGGTTACCTTTCATAAGGGTAAAAACGGTGATCTTATCTCGATCATCCGAGCTGATGTGGTTGAAAAAGACAACCTGAAGCAGGCCCTATTGGATGCCGGACTAAGTAGCGCGTCGGAACTGCGAAAAAATGATATTAAATGGAGAGATCTTACGGAGGCGCTGAGACTAAAATATGAAGCCTCTAACCACTCAACCATGGCTCTGCATGATACCCTTTGGAAAACTAAAACGGATACCATACATGGACAAATTGGGAAATGGAATGACCGGTATTTATTTTTGAACCAGACAATACAACCAGGCAGTTCAGATTTAAGTTATTTTTATCAAACCGGAATCGAACTCTATACAACTCAGAACGGCAAGGATAACCTGGTACAGGCAAGACTAACAGATCCGTTCGATCCGAAGATTAAAAACCCATATGGCAAAATTACTGTTGGAAATGCCTTGATCGTAAAACCTGTAAGCAGATGGTGGGATCATTGGTATGTGTATGGAGCAGTTGGGTTGGTTGGAGGGATTTTTATTGCAAAGTAGAATAAGGACTTTAAGGCAATTCAATATTTAATGAAATCAGCCATAATCCGGTTAATATCAGGGTTGATACTGAAGGTTAGGATTTTCTCTTTTTTTTATAGATTATTGGTTTCCCCCGGTCACGCGTTGTCCGGGGGTTTTTTTAGCCCCCACCAAACCTCCCCCTCAAGGGGAGGCTTAAAAAAGCTTCGATTTAAATAAAGAATTCAATTGACTCCGGTACCTCATTAAAACCGAAACCAGGAGGATCGGGGAACTTAGTACGGACATGCTCCGAACGATCGCCAAAGTGACGGCGGATGTATCGATAGGTGGAGGCGATATCAGTATGTCCCAGCTGGTTCATGATCTCGATAATTGTCGCACCGCTCTCCAGTAATTTTCCGGCGCCAGTATGCTTGAATGAATACCATTTATAAAGATCAGTTAATCCCAACCGGTCACGGTATTTATTGAAGCGGCCCCGCAAAGTGTTATAACCTATTGGTCGGTTACCAGGTCGGCCAAACGGACCTATCAGGTACATATCCTTGCCATAGCATTGTATTCCCTGATCGACCAAAATCTTATACATCTGTTCGGGGATATCAACGGTCCGTTCTTTCCTCTTTTTTGCTACATTTTTTGGGATATGGATTGTTCGAGCCGATAAGTTTACCTGGTTTAGTTTTAACTTGAGTAGCTCGTCACCAGGGCGAACAAAACAAAAGTACTGAATCATCGCTCCCATGAATAGCTGGGGATCTTCGGATCTGATGATGGGAAGTATTTGCTGAAGATCTTCGTCGAGAAAAGGAATAGCTGAAAAGTCTTCGCCTGTTTCGGGCAATTGAATTTTACCAACCGGACTTTCGTTTATTGCTTTGCGATCAATGAGGTAAGCCCAGAATCCATCGAGCGTTAATTTGTATTTTTCAATCGTTGGTCCAGCTAATTTTCGATCAATGATCAGGTAATCGAAAAATCGCAGTATTAAATCATGGTTGTAGGTGGTAAGATCATTATCGATTAATTTTTCCCGTTCAAGCCAGGAGACGAATTCGCGCAGCTTTCCGCGGTAACTCTCATAAGTCTTTTTTGCTTTGATGCTTTTCTGAAGAGTGACATATTCTGATGCGTAGAACCGGACGTTTTTATTTGCTTTCCGTTTGCGGCCGTATACCTGAGCTGCCTGGTGATACTCCAGATCATCGACATATACTACCTGTACCGATGAATCGTCGGTAGGGTTCCAACCTTTAAGAAGTTTTGCAGTGAGGTTGTTGATCAATTCTTCTGCAAACTTATACCGGTCTTTTTTTGTCCGCAACTGGGCAAAACCATCCTGATATCGCTTACGCTTCATCATGCCGTCGCGAGGATCCCGATACCCCAGTTCGATCCACCAGGGTTTTGTAAGGTCACCGCCCTGATCAAACAGGCGCGGCGCCCTGAACAATTTCTGTCGTTTCATATAGTCAGTAAAGCAGCGTCCCCACGCACACTAAAACCTAAAAATACACAACGACATACACTTTTTTTAAACTGACATACACATTTTTAATGTAAATACGTGAATATCAGTGATGTTATAGAACTTCGTGGAGCTGGCGGGAGATTCAAAACCCTTGCAACCACTTAATCCTTACTATTTCAAAAAACGTGTTTTGTGTATCTGTTCGTTTTGTATTGTATTTGGGAATGTTGATAGTATATAATGTGTATGTCAACTTTGTCCTTTAACGCATTTACCTAAATCATTAGCTTTGGTATAAATTAAATCGTTTATATACATTTTAATCAATGAAAAATGAACTTCAAATTTTCTTCTCATCAAGCGACTTCTGGCGCAGATTCGAAGTGAAAGTATTGTGGCCAATAAAGGAGTGTCATCATTTAATGATTTACTATAACTTTAAATCAGGATGCCGAACTATTGAACTAAAATTCTTTATTATCAATGGAATTAAAGGCCTTACGGTTTATACAAATGGACACAGGGACATTACTTGTATATATTGGCGTAATATTGATGAACTTTCGTTGATACTTAATCGGATTCCTGAAATCCGATTTGCAAATCCTTTATGTAACGATTCAGAATTGAGAGAAGCTTAGTTTTATTCTTTGAAAATGCAGAATTAAACTGTTCCTTATTAATGTCTCTGAGTTCATCTAACTTGAAATTAGCAAGTCGTTTTGGTTCCGCAAACCGATCTCTTTCGCCATGATCGTTCCATAAACGTTCTTGTATTAGATCAATATATTCGTGTAAGGTATAACCACGCCTGGCTTCCTTTTTCAATACTTTTAGTTCATCCCGTAATTCGTTTACAAGTTTCAGGTTCTCTTTTAAATCTTCTATATACATATCACTTAATTTTCAAATGCAATCTTCATCTTATATCACTTTCACAATCTTAATTTCTCTCCCACCCCACCAAACCAGTTTAATAATATTATTATAGTTTTGTACCTTGCCTTTCTTGTGTACTATCCGGAGGTTCGGTCTCTTTTTTTGCATTCTCACGATAATTTTCAAGTAATTCTGTTAGCAGCGCATTCTCTTTTTCTAAATAACGCTTATCCTTTTCAAGTGATTCAATATCCTTTTGCTTTACAATGCATTCAGGACAGGAATAGAGAGTAATTGATTCATTCGAGGGGTTTGCGACTTCTTTAACAGGATATGAGTGTAATTCAGACTCTGTATTAATTATTTTACTGATATCCCTGTTCACTAAATCATCAATAAGCAAATTGTATTTTACAGCTATTTTTTGTAATGCTTCTATTTTGGGTGATGCTTTCCCAGTTGTGTAAGATTGTATAGCACCTCTATTCAAATCAAAAAGCTTACCATAATTTTCTTCTGATAAATCCTGGCTATCAAACAAGTATTTAATATTCAATGATATATAATTCATACAAAAAATATTTGTAAATAATTACAGATTTATTTTGTAATTACATATTTCTTCTGTAGGTTTACAGCACTATTACAGCACGAATATAACACAATTACAACACTTTTTAAATACAGGATTATAATGACTAAAAAAGAGTTACAGAAATTGAGGCGGATGATGCCAAAGGGGTATCGCCAAACCCTTGCAGATGAGTTTAAAATCTCTGCAGGATATATTGACCAGATTTTACGCGGCGATAAGGATAGAACAGATGTGATTGAATACGCCATTAAAATAGCAAAACTTCATCAGGAACATTTAAACGGCCTGACGGCGCAAATCAAGAAGCTATGAATATGAATATCCCCGCAGGATTGGAAGATCATACGCTGGAAATCTACCGATTTAAAAATAAGGCCAGAGCCATTTTAAACGGGACAACGGTTGATTACCTCACCTTGCCAGATGAAATGAGAGAACCTTTCCAGGCTGATCTGATTGCCGATCGCAAGGCGTGTAACTGTCTTCGCATGAAATTAGGCATTACCGGGGCTGATGAAATGGAAGAGACGTTTGTCTCCTGCCGATATGGAGCCTGTAATCATATCCCTGACTTGATGGACGGGAAAACAACTGCTGACATGCCGGTTTGTGATGAAACGGAGACCTGCCCAGGATTCGATATTATTTGTAAGGCGCCTGTTGGTCCGGGAGGATCACTGGCCAGGCGTGAATTCCAGATAGCTGTTTTGATTTCGGGAGGAAAACTGGATAAGGAGATTGCTGATGAACTTGGCATTAAGCTTCCGACAGTAAGAACTCATATTAACCGGATCCACGAAAAACTGGGCATTAATAATCGGATTGAAATTGCACTCTGGATGCATAAACAAGGAATACTTTAACCCAAAATATTGATTGGGCAGTCGGGCCGCTGCTGAATTGAAAGGGCCGTCGTTCTTTAATTGCAAATCTGAATGCACTGTATCGGTAAAGGTTAATCGCCGGTACAAAATTTTGCGAGGTAGAGCAGTTGGCAGCTCGCAGGGTTCATAACCCTGAGGCCATGGGTTCGAATCCCATCCTCGCTACGGTGGATGAAGCATTTCGGGGGTAGATCCTAAAGTGGTGCCCCTGAATTTTCACTAATTTACTAATTACACGAATTAAGACGAATTACACGAATTACACGAATTAACTAAGGCGTCCCCACGCATTAACTAAAACCAAACAGCTATGTATGTTGAAGTCACAAACAATGAAAAGCCGAAAAAGTTCGCGATACACGAACTGACTGCTGAAGATCTTGAATTGCTCCAGGGAGGATTAATCAATTACGAACAAAATGGACTGCCAAAGTCGAATGAGTTTAGCACTCAGCGTGAAAGCTGTGTGGATATGTATAAGAAGATTGATCAGGAACTCTTATACTCCCGATGATGACATCCACTATAAGTATTGAACAAAGAATTGTAGGTGAAAAGGTTTTTACGATCGGAATTCACCTGGAAGGAACCCGTTTATTGGTGCGAAAAGTTCAGATTATTTACGGTTTCAGAGTGCCACTGGCAGAAACATACGTGCTGGATATGGATACCGCCGAATGGCTTCAGCAATTATGGGTCAATCAATTGTATAGTTGTTGCCTAAACTAACCGACATGAAAGCATTAATTTTTATTTATCACTACATGGTGGTGCCACTGTTTTGGGCAATAGTAGTTGTAATTATTGTATGGTCGATTTATGACGCCATCCAACATGTACGCATCGTACGGGCAAGACATAACCAAAATAAGCATTAAGCCATGTTCGCAAAGGAAGCCCGCCAATATATCGAGAAACTCATTCGACTTCAGAAGAAAATTGAAGAGAAAGGTTATCGACGCATTGACCAGGTAACAGTTATTCAAGCCAGGCAACACTTAAAAAGTCAGCTTGAAGCCTACCCCTATGCCACTGACGATAAAATGAAAGGATTCTGGGATCATCACCGGGACGAGATCCGTGTATTGATCCCGAGCGAATCACACCGGTGCTTTAAAAAGCTTATGCATGAATTTATAACACTTCAAAACCAATAAACCATGAAATTTAAAGTTTTAAAAAATACAGAACTATACAATAATATTTACAATATTCTGAATGAAAAAGTAGCAGCAATAAATGCCTCTATGGATTTATGCAAAAAATTGGGTGGCATTACCTTCCGCCCATCAGGATGGAGTATTGGAGGCGGTATTTCGAGTATTTGTTTTCCAGTTGAACAGGATTTGAAAATCTGGAAAAAAACAGGATACGGACCGTTGGAATATATGCCACGGTTAAATTCAAAATTAGGAAAGGAAATTTCAGCCCAGATAGCTGCTCTGCCTGAAGTCAGATATACTGAATTAAATGGTCTATTTGGACCAAAATCACCTTTTTGGTGTCCAGCAATTCAAAATGCTGAAAATTGTTTTATCCTAAATATTCCTGATAAATATGCCAATAGCCTTACCAATACAGATCTGATTGAGATACTCAATTCTGAATACTTCGCACTTAAAGAAGCTCAAGAAAGCGCAAAAATTCCAAATAAATAAACCCATGGATAGTAATACCAAAATTCAATATACCAGTGATTATGGTATGTTCAGGTTTCTGCACGGTAACCGTGACCTGAACGAGGCTAAAATTGAGAAAATTATCAAGAGTGTTAAGTCAGGACTAAACTTCTTTAAATATTGCCCGGTAATGGTTAATGAAGAATACTTCATCATCGATGGCCAACACCGGTTTTATGTCTGTAAAAAACTGGCTCTCCCAGTATTTTTTGTTGTGGTACCCAACTTTACATTGCGGCAGATTGCAGAGATCAACAATAATCAAAGCAAATGGAAGATCAAGGATTACATGAACTGCTATATCGATGCCGATATCAACAAAGCCGATTACAAAATTCTTGAATCTACGGCAGAGAAATATAAAATTAATATTTCGGTCTGCATTAATCTGTTAATGTACGGCAAGGTTGGAAGCGGAGGAAGCAGTGAAGCATTCAGGTCTGGGCAGTTTAAGGCAAATTATGAGCCATTTACAATGAGGATTCTAAATCTGGCGAAGGAGTATGATAAGTTTGATGCAGACTGGAAATCGCGGGCATTTCTGCAGGCCATGGAGAAGCTGAACGCCAGCGAAAAGTACGATCAAAGCCAGGTATTCAAAAAGCTTGAGAAACACAGCCTCACTATTGAGCCTCAGACTTCGTGCAAGGAGTATCTCCATCACATCGAGGAGCTTTATAACTACAAAAATTCAATCCGACAAATTCTTTTCTAATGAAAACAAGTAACAGGCTTCTTAACCATGAGATATGGACCGAGTGTACCTTATGCGGAGCCATATTTGACGCTCACCTGCATGGAAATAATTGCCCGGAATGCGCATTCACCTGGTCGAAGTTTTTCTCAAAAATAACATACCCGGTAGGTATCCTTATTATTTACCTATTGCTGTCCTCATGTTCGGGTTGTAAATATGCCTCAAGACAGCATAAATGCAAGCTGATACAGAAGGAGCAAAGGATGGGACCCGCTAAAGGAAGCGCCTCTAGCAGGATTGAATTCTATTGGAGTATGAGACCCAGGGGCAGCTGGCCATTTGAATGGCTGCAATAAAAAAGCCCCCACCAAACCTCCCCCACAAGGGGAGTCTTAAAGAATGCGCTGATATAGATTACTACAGATTTACACCAATTTAAACTATTTATAAATTAAAATTTAAGCAATGAATATTGAACAAATTATTTTCGGAATTATTAAAGACAATGCCCAAAATTGGGTAAGATATTGGAAAACCACAGAAATGTCAGGACTGTCATTCCCTGGTGAGTATATCGAATTAAGAAGCTCTTGGATCTCAGATAAAACACTTAAAGACATGTTAGAAAGTGGCTTTAAAATCGAGACGATAACGTCTATAAAAATCAATGCAGATTCATATTGTGATGTAGTGCTTAGAAGAGATCTTAACTAAAAACCAAATTATGATCAGTAAGAACCCAACGAAAGCATTGCCGGTGGAACTTATGCCAGGTATGAATAAACTAAAACCGAATCATGATCGGGAAATGCTGAAACAGAGGCATTGCAAGAGCCCGGATGTTTCTAAATATCCATTCTCTTATCATGATCCACGGCAGAAGTACATTAAATATTTTACATCGCTGGAACGAAAGAACCGGTTCCTGGAACGGCTAGCACAACAGCCTAATCATGAGCCGCTGAAAAAGGGTGGAAGAGAAAACAGAAGCCCCCTCTAACTCCCCCACAAGGGGGAGGATTTGGAAAATAACCAATAATGAATATCCAATAATCAATAAAAAAATAACCAAATGAAAATCATTATTTCACCAACCTCAAAGATTGTGACTTTAAAACCCAGCGCTTTGGAGACGGGAGTACCGGCCAGAGTATGGGAAGGTATAACGGAAAGCGGTATTGCTGTAGTCTGTTTTATGAGCCGGATAGCCTGTGATATCAATGAGATCAGGACGGAAGAGTTTCACAGTGAATTACAAGAGGTTAATCCTCCATCTCCAGCAATAGAAGCTATTTCCATGCGATTAATATTATAAGCCATGAAAGAATTACCAATTTTATTCAGCACTCCAATGGTGCAGGCTATTCTTGCCCTATTAAAAGGAATGACCAGAAGAACCAGAGGCCTTGAACGAATGAATGAAAATCCCAGTGACTGAATGGTAGAAAAAGCTGGGATAAAAATCCATGGGTATGGGTGATTGAATTTGAAGTGAGAAGCAACTGTGGAAGGCCGGAATATATTGACCGTAATGACCATAAGGATGATAAGGACAATAAGGACTTTAAAATAACCAACAATTAATGAAAAGTTTAATGGAAAAAGAAATCGCAATTAAGGAAGAGTTGATTCCGCTAAGGCAGCTGGATGGCTGTATCAATACTATTTCGGGTAAGAAGTTTAATCTGCTGGAGCCAACTGCAGATATGGTGGATCTGATGGATATCGCCAAAGGATTGGCGTATAAGCCTCATTTTTCGGGCATGTCGCCACGGTTTTTCTCGGTGGCTGAACACAGTATGCTGGTACGTTACCTGATGAAAAAGAATAATGTGTACGTGTCTCCAGGCATTGAACTGGCCGCGCTATTGCATGATGCTGCAGAGGCGTATGTGGGTGATATGATTAAACCGCTTAAGGTGCACCTGCCTTTTTATTGCGAGGTGGAAGACCGGATCATTAAGGTTATTTTCGAAGTGTACGGACTGCGTGTAAGCTTGCTGAAATTGGTGAAGAAGTACGATCTGAAAGCCCAGGAGATTGAATTTAACTGCTTTTTCAAGGGAAGCGATTATCCGCTTCAGTATCATGATCCGGAGACGGCATACAGCAATTACTCATTTGAATTGAGAACGGTAATAGCTGAATATAACGAAGGTAAATTGTAAAGAGGGTAAGGAGATTAAGGTCATTAAGGAGTTTAAGGAGATTAAGATGAACCAAATTGAATCAGATGGGACCAAGAATCATTTTTGTAGGAATGCACAATAAGCCTGGTAAGATGCCATTGTGCAGTAGCACTAAGTCGGGAAAGTTAATAGATCGTATTATCAAACAGTTGCGGCCATACGAATGCCTAAAAACGAACCTGTGTGATGTAGAATACTTGCCAACTGACTTAATTGAAATATGTAAATTAAGAATAGATTGGCACGATAAGAATCACCCGGAAGACTGGGATATAATTATTCTCCTTGGTGCCTGGATTCATAGAAACTTTTTATCTGATATTCCAAGAACTTTAAAAATAGCACATCCAGCAAGTAAAAGAAGTCACATTGAAATAGATGATTATGTATCTAAAACTACGGCAAACATACTTAAACTCTTAAAATGAAAGAACATAAAATATCATGGTTGAATATGCCGGGATACCGGCCGGAAACATGGAACCCGATTGTGGGATGTTCGAAGGTAAGCCCGGGTTGTGATAATTGTTATGCTGAGAAGATGGCCATGCGGATCCCATATATGCTTGAGAAGAGCAAAAGTGAAACTTACTATGCTTATAGTAATGTTGTCAATAAACAAGGTTGGAATGGACATACCTGCCTGAATACCGACCACATTGACAATCCGCTTCAATGGAAATCGCCACGGATGATATTCGTTTGCTCGATGAGTGATTTGTTTCATAAAAATGTGCCTTGCAACTGGATTAACCAGGTAATGCAGGTAATCAGGCAATGTCCGCAACACCTTTTTATTATTCTGACCAAACGGCCGGAGAATATTAAAGATAAAATGACCGGTGATTTTCCTGAAAATGTATGGCTGGGAGTAACAGCTGAGAACCAGGAGATGGCGAATAAACGGATTCCAATACTTCTTCAGATAAAAGCAGCCAAAAGGTTTGTGAGTATTGAGCCAATGCTGGGGCCAATAGATTTTGATGAGTTTAATATGATTGTAGATGTTAATGGTAAAAAGAGTTTTATCGCTTGGTATAATGAAGGGATTAACTGGATTATCTGCGGAGGTGAATCAGGATCGAAGGCAAGGCCGTTGCACCCGGATTGGGTGAGATCGATCAGGAATCAGTGTAAGAAGGCAGGGACAGCATTCTTTTTTAAGCAATGGGGGGAATGGTTGCCAATGGATCATACTAATGAAGATCAATATTTTAAATCAAAGAGATCTATTGAGGTTGGGTATTCTTACTCCACTAACACAATGTTTCGTGTTGGTCGCAAAACTGCCGGTGATATACTGGATGGGGAGGAGTTTAAGGAGTGGCCGAAAATAGTCTGAACTCCCGAGGGATCGGGACAAGTTATGATTAACCTGATTAAATGATTAATCTGATTAAAACAGAAACACTATGCAAGAAGAATGGGACCAAATGGGCACTGATGTCCGCAATTTACAGGAGGCTATGGAGGAGCTTCTTGTAATGCTTCCTCAATCGGTAAGCTTCTTTAAGGCCGAGAATAAAATGAAGAAATCCTGGGATAAATTTAAGAAGTCGTGGAATAATTTCGATGGGTTTATTTCACCCATGAAGGCAGTGGAAGTGAAAGAGCCATGGAATGATCCGGAGTTTTTATCGACCTGGAAATTCTGGAAGGAATATCTTCAGGAGCAGCACGGACAGTGGATCAAGAGCCGATCGGAGGTGATGGCGCTGAAAAGGCTGAAAGAGATTACGGATAACAATCCAAAAACGGCAGTGAAGTACCTGGAATATGCCATGTATAAACGTAATCCTAACTTTTACGTGGTAAAGGAAGAAGAATTAATAACCAATAATTTACTCAATAATGGACCAGAAGAAAAAAAACCAACCGTATTCAAACTTGCCTAATCAGATAGATGCCGCTTTTGGCAAGGTACCGCCACAGGTTATTGAACTTGAAGAGGTGGTGCTTGGCGCCATGCTTCTGGAGCGGGATGCCTATCACAAGATTTCGAACCTGCTGACAGGCGAAATGTTTTACAAAAATACACACCAGGTGATTTTCGAAGTCATTGATAAGATGGTTTCGACCGGAAAAACGACCGACTTACTAACCATTACCCAGGAATTACGCCAGCTGAATTTACTCGAAGAAGTTGGCGGTCCACTGGCCATCACACAGCTTACTTCGCGCATTGCCAGCGCAGCACACATCGAACAACACGCACGGATCATTTATGAAAAATATGTTTTAAGGGAAATGATCCGCCGATGTTCGGAAATCATCTCGCTGAGCTACCAGGATAATTTTGACGAAGCAGAGATGTGTTATTCGATGAATACGCAGGCGATCGATGACCTGATGGCAGGTAAGACCGGCATGCGCCATATCCGCGAGGTGATGAAGGAAACTACCCGGGAGGTAGTGGAACGGGCCGAGAAAGCCCAGCGGGGTGAAATGGCAGGAATACCCACCGGGTTGGCCGATCTGAACCGGGCCATTTATGGATGGCAGCCATCGGATTTAATCGTGATAGCAGCCAGGCCGGGTATGGGTAAGACGGCTTTTGCACTTCACTTTTCGAAATTCGCGGCTAAAAGTCGTGCATCGGTGTGTATTTTCTCGCTTGAGATGAAGGATACCCGATTAAGCCAGAGGTTAATTTTAGGTAATGGTGGCATCGATCAGGATAATATGAAATCGGGAAAGATGACCGGAATTGACTGGGATGCCTATCATAAATCTATAACAGAACTGGAAAATCTACCCATTTACATCGACGATACTGCCTCGGCTAATGTCAGGTATATTTCGGCAGTGGCACGCAACAAAGCCAGAAGGGGAGAATGTCAGCTGATTGTGATTGATTACCTGCAGCTGGTGGAGTCGCCCCAGGAGAATGGCTATGGACAGAAGAATAGGGAACGGGAAGTGGCCGAGATCAGCCGATCGCTGAAGAAGCTGGCCAAAGAGACCAATGTGCCGGTGATATTGCTGTGCCAGTTGAATCGAGGCGTTGAAAGCCGCCAGGATAAAACCCCTATGTTATCTGATTTACGCGAATCGGGTGCTATCGAGCAGGATGCCGATATGGTGATTTTCCCGTGGAGACCGGAATATTACGACAAGGACGGGGTGGATGAAGCCGGAAATTCAATCAAGAACATTATTCAGCTGGTAATTGCCAAGAACAGGGAGGGAGATCTGAGGACTATTACGTGTAAGAAGAGCACGGACTTCTCGCAGATTTTTGACAGCGCTAAAGGGAGTGTAGATCCTGATGAGTGGATAGGGAATTAAGGAGGTTAAGGAGTTTAAGGAGTTTAAAAAACATAAAATTAATAATCATGGAAAAATTTGAATTAAATGCAGTAGTTGAATTATTTGGTCATACTAAAATGGCCGGAAAGGTTACAGAACAAAATATTGGAGTTGCAACATTTGTAAGGGTCGATGTTCCTGAAACGACACAACAACCGAAGTTTACACGACTTCTCAATCCTTCAGCAATTTACGCTATCAATCCGGTAACTGAAGAAGTGATGTTCCAAATGGCTGAAATGATTACCTCAAAGCCTATTGATTCGTGGGATATTAAGGAGATGCAAAAGAAACTTCTGGCATTGAAAGAACCAGTAGTACAATATTCAAGGAAACTTTGGGAGGATGATGACAACGATTAGCATTATCGCACCCACAACATGAACCCTTGAACTTAAAATTTGAAACTTATACTATACCATGGCTAAAATATCCTCTCTAAAGACTGAATCAAGAGTAAGCTCGCAAAATAAGATTGACGAGGTCAGAGCATTTCTTTCAGAAAATTACGAAATACGGGTTAACCGTTTCGATCCGAACCCAAACAGGGCGGTAATTAAGCCCAAAAGCAAGCGATTTGAGTACGGAGTGACCTGGGAGGAAATATCTATCCACATGATTGAAGAAGGCGTTCAGTGCTCGGATACGGTACTCAGAAAGCTGCTCAGATCGCCCAACTACATGACTACTTATAACCCGGTGACCGAATATTTTGAAAGCCTTCGGGAAAAATGGAAAGGGGTCAGTCATATCGACCTGTTGGCCGCTCACCTGAGCATCAGGGAATATGGCGATCAGGGCAGGGATTATTATAAGATCAGGTTTTACAGTTACTTAAAAAAGTGGTTGGTGGCCACCGTGGCCTGCGCTATGAAAAGCATTGCAAATTCAGTGTTTTTAGGACTGGTCCATCAGGATGAAGGAATAGGCAAAACTTTCTTTTTTGAATTTTTGATGCCACCGGTACTTCGTCCATACCTGGCCATATCGAAGGATGATATCAATAAGTTTGATGTGGAGACCGCTTTTGCTCAAAATATGATGATTCTGTTTGACGAACTGGTTGGAGTAACCAAGCGATCGAATGAGATTTTGAAGAAAGTATCGTCGCAAAGTACAATACAAGTGCTTTTGCCCCGGGATCCTTTTCCCAAAGAAATGCCCCGCCTGGGATCTGGATGTTTTACCTCGAATAAAACACCTGAAATGGGTGGTTTCATTACTTCAGGAATGGGATATCGCCGATGGCTGGTGATAGAACTCGAATCGATTAACCAGGAGTATAGTATGAAGGTTGACGTGGACCAGCTGTGGGCAGAAGCCGTCACGCTGATGGAACAGGATTTTGATTATACCTGGCACCAGTCGGACTGGGAAGAATTCAGGATGATAAACGAGCGGTACCGGGTGGAAACATCGTGTACAAAGTATATCCGCATGTATTTCCGCAAACCCATCAATGGCGAGGGTGAATGGATGCAAGCCAACGAGGTTTTAAACTGCATGATTGAAAAGAAGCTTATACGGTCGGAGGACCGAGGATCGATGAGTAATGAAGCAATTGGCCGTGCCCTGACTCAACTGGGTTTTGACCGGAAGAAAGTAAGACGTGGTATTGATTCGATTTATGCCTACCATGTCTGTCATTTAGATTCTTTATAAACATATCTATTAATTCACTAATATATAAAAAACTCAAAGAAAAAATGAAAAATAAAAATTCACTTACCACACTTACCACACCGCCAGAACATGCGCCACCAAAGGAAAAAATGTGGTAAGTAGCCGTTTTTTGCCTACTTACCACAACGTACCACTAACCTACCACACGGTATGCATAAAAAAAACATAATTGATTATCAATGTTTTAAAGTGTGGTGTGTGGTAAGTAAACTATCAAGTTATTTTTTTACTTAAAAGTATATATTTTGAAAATAAATAATTGAATATTAACAGTTTAACACATTTAAAAATGATGGAATTAACTCTTAAAAAAACAACAGCAAAAAAGCTTTTTCCGGAATCACCAGTGTGGTTTCAGAAAGTATTGATCGAAACCTTTGGAGAAAATTACTTCAAAAAAAGAGACTACACAGACATCAAAACTTTTGCAGATGCCTGCGAAGAATGCGGAACTACTGAAGAAGAGTTCAATGAACGCTTCGCCAGCCTCGGACTTGATGCTGATACCATCAATTATGAAAAGGCAAAAATTGTTGTAAAAGCAATTAACCAGGGCTGGACTCCAGATTGGAGTAATTCCAATCAATACAAATACTGGCCATATTTCAATCTGTCTTCCGGGTTCGGTTTTTCGGATTCGGTTTACGACTTCGGTAACGCGAGTACGACTGTCGGCTCTCGCCTTTGCTTTGAAACTAAGGAAAAATGCACTTATGCTGCCAAGCAATTCATTGATATATACGAACAATTTCTAACCATTAAACAATAAAAATCATGGCCAAAAAATCAGTAAAAAACCAACCTGTATTTGATTTCAGAACAATCAAATCGTTTGAAGATGCCTGCACGAAGGAAAACATTGATACAACTGCATTGCCCGATGTATCGATGCTCCCGGAAGAGTTCAGAAAACCAATCATCAACGCCTATAAGCTCTTGATTATTTTCAAGGCAATTAACAACGGATGGCGTCCAGATTGGAGCAAACCTTCGCAATGGAAATACTATCCCTGGTATAGGGTTCTGTCTTCCGGGTTCGGTTTTTCGGATTCGATTTGCTACTACGCTGACACGCATACGACTGTCGGCTCTCGCCTTTGCACTGATACAAGTGAAAAGGCCATGTATATAGCCGAAAAGTTCCAAGCGGAATACCAGGAATACTTCCTCTATCCGGAATAAAATAAAAAAGGTTGTACGCTGCGTTGCTGCTAGTTCTGTCTTCCAGGTTCAGTTTTTCGAATTCGAATTACAACTACGATAACACGAATACGAATGTCAGCTCTCACCTATGCGATACTGGCAGCGTAGACCTTGCCAACAGTGCAAAAAATAAATCATTTTCAATGGGTGTTGGTATTCCGAGTAATCGGGAGAAAGCGACCATAAAAAAGCAAAGGCATGAAACGGATCAACAATTTATACGAGAAAATATACAGCATCGAAAACCTCCAATTGGCTGATGAAATTGCCCGAAAAGGCAAAACGAAACAGCCTGGAGTAATCGGGCACGATCAGAACCGGGAAGAAAATATTCAAAAACTGCATGAAATGCTGAAGGACAAAACCTATCAAACATCTGAATATACAACGTTCACCATCTTTGAGCCCAAAGAGCGTCTGATATTCCGGTTGCCTTATTATCCTGACAGGATCACCCATCACGCTGTAATGAACGTGCTGGAGCCAATATTTGTGTCAACATTTACGGCAGATACTTATTCCTGCATCAAAGGGAAAGGCATTCATGCTGCGGCAAATGCAGTAAAATATGCCTTAAAGAATGTTGAAAATACCGGGTACTGCCTGAAGCTAAACATTAAGAAGTTTTATCCGAATGTTGATCATGAAATACTCAAGCAGCTGCTTCGTCGAAAAATCAAGGATAATGACCTGCTTTGGTTGCTCGATGAAGTGATTGACAGCACGGATGGCCTTCCGATCGGAAACTATCTTTCCCAATATTTCGCCAATTTTTACCTGAGTTATTTCGACCACTGGATGAAGGAGGTTAAAGGCGTAAAATATTACTTCCGGTATGCCGATGACCTTGTAATCCTTTCCAGCAGTAAACCTTATTTACACCAATTGCTTGCTGAAATCAGAACCTATATGAATGACAGGCTGAAACTAACCGTGAAAGGAAACTATCAGGTATTCCCTGTTGATGTCCGGGGAATTGATTTTGTAGGCTATGTATTTCGCCACACGCATACCTTACTCCGTAAGAGTATCAAGCAGAATTTTGCCCGAATGCTAAAAAGAAAAAGAAATGCAAAGTCAATTGCCTCTTATAAAGGATGGGCATCGCACTGTAATAGTAAAAATCTAATTAAAAAATTACTCCATGAATAGCTTCAGTCAG